GGTTCAATGGCGATGATGCGTGGGGTTTTCAGCGTCTTGGGGACGGGGGTAACCCTTACGGGTACCTCATCCCCAGGTTCGAGGATATTCGCACCGTCCACCCTCTGAAGGAAGGACTCACTTGGAATAAGGTACTCCCAATGGGGGAATTCCGCCTCCAAGCGGGAGGTCCACGACTGATTGTTATACTTCGCGTTGCCGCGAAGCTTGTCAGCCGTCGCCCCCTTCCCGTGCTTTGGAAGGACGCCCTCGTGGTAGATACGTGTATCTACCGCCGAAAGATAATCCGCCCACAGCAATCTGGAGACCCGGTCGAACTGATCCAGGTACCCAGATTCCGACTTGATTAAACGTCGGTCGGACTTACGAACATCCTGCTCACACTCAATGAACCCGCGAAGCGCCGCATACGTTCTGCTTTCAGAGCAGCGCAGCAGCACCTTGCCAAACGCCAGCGTTAGCTGACGCACAGCTCGGATAGCTTCGATGGATGGGTCACTGAGCAATCGACCAGTCTTGCGGTCGAACACTTGATCCAGGAAACCCCCGAAGAGTCGGGGGAGACCACCAGTGAAGGCATAGCCCTGAAACTGGCTGGGATCACAATGCCCTAGGTCGAGGCTTTTTTCGAAGCCCTTACCGAAGGCAGGGAGCGAGATCGTATAAAACGACTCGCCTTCGTGTTCGAATCGCGACGTGACCGTTTTGAGGTCACGTTTGGTGCTGGTGCCGCATCTGATCCCCAGTTCCCTGAGGATCACCTGATAAAGCGCGATCAGGCTTTTCAACGCCCCTCCTCGTAATATTGGGGGGTAGGCGTTCCTCAGCCAAGTTCGTCGCCGGGTCCGCTAGGCCTATCAAGGCCTAGTTTTCTCCTCCCAGAAGCTGGGAGACCCGCGCGCCTGAACTGGCAGCCAGATAGGCCACAAGGCCATCAACGACTGCCTTCGCCTCCGCCACTGTGTAACCGTTCACCGGCGTGTCCACGACCAAGTAGGTCATCATTCGGACACGCTGGTTCTGGTTAGCCACAAGCGGATCAGAGGTGATCTTGTTCGACGTCAGGCGAATCACGCGCCGCTGTCGCTTCCCGTTAGTAGAGGAAACGGCCAACTGCGTGGTACCGTCGGATGAGGTGAACTCACCCGAGGAAGCACCCGAACCGGTACGCGGCATGGAAACCGTCGTACCGGAAATGGTGACTGCCTGGGGATCGGCATAGGACATGGCAACGCCTTTCAGGTTGGGATCGCCGCAGATCATGCGGCGAGATCGTGTGCACGTAGCTGCCTTATGAGCTGCCACGCACGAGCACTCCTGGCGCCTTGGTCATACCAAGGGCCGTCAGGATAGCCCACTTCGAGGGAGACATGTTGCTTAGGTCCACCCCAAACCCGTACGGGGACGCGCGCTTGCGTAACTTTCGAGTGTACTCTAGTATCACACTCACGCGCGTTGGAACCGAGCCCGATGGATCACTGGGCTTGATTCCTGCTATGCTATACTCCCGTGATGCCACAGTTTCATGCATCACGTACCCGTAGCGTAGCACGACTGAATCGTCGGCGATTAGCTCAGCGTTTTTCACGAACGTGCTGATGTCTAAGAACCAATCGATCAGCCAGGTCCACGGTGTTAACTCCCAGATGGTGGCCACGTTTAGACGTGTGCCCAGAAGGTGATTAGCCTTCGCCTCGTAAACGCCCATCCTACCCAGATATCCCGTGTGGGATGAATCCAGATAGTAACTGAAGGCGCCCGAGAACCACGACCTCGACCGGATGACTTCCGTCATCTTTAGAGGTGGGAGTGGATCCTGGAAGAACTTGATTTCGTAAGGCCATTGAATACTGGGGAGGTCTATCG